TCAGCTACCGCTCGGATATGCCGGCCTCGTCGGAAGGCCGGTAATTGTCGTGGTGCCAGCCGGCGCCGAGATGATCACCCGCAGCGCGGCGCGGTAAGTCACCCACTCAGCGGGGATAGAGACTCCGTGCTCGATACATCGCAGCAGCGTAATGTCAGATTTCGCAATTGCGGCAAGTGCGTCCTGCTGAAAACCAGCCAAGGCTTGTGCGGCAACCATTTCGGGCAACGCGGCTTCCATCTGAGCCTCGGTAGGCTGAGAGATGCCATTGAAGTCCCAAAATGAAATCGACGCGTTCGAGCCATCGGCGTCTGCAATCAACTGGTAGTTCGTGATCCACTGGATACCAGGGAACATGTATTGCAAAACGTTATTCATGTCCTGCGAATTCACGGCGATCTCCTTTAAGCTCGACGACGAGCCCACATGCGGGCGAAGTACGTTCCGGTCCCAGCCGTATAGTTCGTGCTGCCTACAAGCCAGAGTTGCTTGTTCGCACTGATATTGAAATTCTGAGAAGGGATATTTGCGCTCCAGTTTCCCATCGAGCTTCCGTTTATCCAACCCAGATACGGATGAGACGGAAAGGTCAGACTGGTGGCACTAATCCCAGCCGCGCATGCCGTCATAACGCTGCCGCCACTTTGCGTGAATGTTACTGACGCATAGACGTCCCAATCCCCCGGGGTCAAGGTAATCGTCGCTGCGTTTGTAGCGGTGGCGGACGCCAACGTGGCAGTCTGAATGCCTGAGTCGATCACTTCCCCGATCTGGCCAGCAACAGGTACCGCACCTGTGATTTGCCCTTTAATCACGGGTTGATTGAGCGTCGGCGCGGTGCCAAATACGGCGACGCCTGTGCCTGTTTCATCGCTCAGCACTCCAGCCAACTGCGCACTCGTGGTCGCGGCAAATTGAGCCAAAGTTCCGCTGGTTGCTGCTGCGCCGATACGGGCTAATTCGGCGGCGGCCGTCGTGACTCCGGTGCCACCTTGCGCAGCACTCAGCGGAGTGGTCAACCCAGCCAGCGCAGTTATGTCGCTATTGGTGCCGGACTTCGCGGCGGACAAATTACCGCGCGCAGTCGTCGCATTCGCGACGTCGGAAAGATTGTTCGACTTGACCAATGCATTGGCCAAAGTGGCCGCTGCATTTGCCGCGCTCGTCGACGCTTGCGACGCATAGTACTTTGCCGAATAGCTGCTGCCATCAACAGTGCCGCTCGCCTGAGCAGCCCAATTCTGCGCGAGGGTCGCAGAAGTTGACGCACTAGCCTGGTATGTCAGCGAGTTGGCTTCGCTGGTGGCAGCGTTAGCGGCACTCGTCGAAGCGGCATTTTTGTAGGAGAGTGCATTCGCTTCACTTGTTGCCGCATTCGCGGCACTCACGCCAGCAGCGTTTTTATACGTGAGCGAATTTGCTTCACTGACAGCCGCTGCATTCTGGCTCAATACGGCCTGTTGAGCCGCAGCCTGCGCTGCCGCAGCATCAGCCGCCACGCCAGGTGCCGCGGTCTGGATATACTGCCCAAACCGTAGCTCAAGCGTCGACTCCTCATCGGCGACAATGACAAAACGCAGGCTATTCATAGACTGGACTCTCTCCGATGCGGAAATACTCCGGCTCACTAGCGCGGCTGTCTCCCGAATCATCTGTGGTAGCAATGTCGATGCGAGCTTTGCAGACAGGCCATGACGACGTATCGCCTGCGTTGAGTTGCGCCAGTCCGCTCGGCTGATCAATCCACGTCACGGACAGATCAGCAATCAACGTCGTGCCCGTGAAATCATGCACTTTTGCCACGAGGGTCCAGCCAGTGCAATCAACTTCAAGCCCGTCGAGTTGGAACTGTCCGACGAGCTGAAATGTGGATCCGCGGATGAAATTAAACACCGCGCTCCTCCTTCAGGCTCCGCACCTCGGCCCGAAGTTGCTGAACCGCGCCGACGAGCCGCGCAACGATCGGCATCAGGTTTGGTTGAAGCATGACCTCGTCAGCATCGCCAGTAACGAAAGTGGGATCGACTTTTGCGAGTTGCTGAGCGATGAACCCGACTTTGTGGCGCTGCGTCGAGTCCATGATGAACCCGTCCTTGTAGTTGAACGAGAACAGTTCAATCAGGTCGAGTACATCCATATCAACAGGTGCGGCCGGCTCGATATTCTCTTTCAGTCGTTCGTCTGACGGAGAGATCTGTATCTGATACTGCGTGCTGTCGACGGTCGTGACGAGATATGCGCTCGTGCCGACAAACCATCCTGCGGCGATCCGATTGTCGCTTGCATAAAACCTGTTCGTGACCTCGGTGTAGCGGGCCAACGCACCACCATCTACCGAATCGATGTACGCGTGGACATGGGCGCCATCCCAGCCAAGCTGAAAGGTGTTCCCGCTCTGCGACGATACGTAATTCCCGGCGTTCTGCTTCGTGTTTAGCTGCGCGACAGTCGCATACGTTGCGGTTACATATGCGATCGTCGCATAGCTCGAAGGTGCAAAATTTCCCGAGTGCCAAAGCGAATATTCCGCACCCCAAGATTGAGACGTTCCGTTCCACGCCGCGATACTGGCAGATGCGCTATATCGCATCGCAGAGGTTCCAGATGCAGTCTGGCCGGCAATCAGAAAGCCGTTCTTGCTCTGCATGCCCGTAGCCGATGAAATTGCCCCAGACATGGACACACTTATGCCGTTGAGCGCGCCAGTCAAGGTTCCGCCGCTCAGCGGCAGAAAGCCGTTATCGACGTACTGTTTCGAGGCCGGGTTCAAAGCCGATGTCGGGTCGCCGCTCAACGTCAGCAGCCCTGTCATGGAGACGGTGCCGTCCGCCTTCACCCATCCGTTCGACAATTGTTTGATGAACGAGTACGCCGCCTGAAAGTATTCGTTGGCATTCGTGCCAACAGGTTCGTTTCCTTGCGGCGAGTTCGAGCTCGGAGTCTCGGAAAGGTCGTCTAATGAAGTCGGTACTGGCATCGTTTACTCCGGTGCAGTGCAGGTGCCTGAGATCAATCCTTGGCGCTGGAGGACGCAGACGTACCGCTGGAGGTAGTCCGCTTTTGCTCGAGCGTCATTGTCGGCGTCGTCGGCGATGGCGAAAAGAGCGAGTCCAAACGGTCGTGATAGCTCGGCTGTGCCACTGGCACCATCGCCCACGCCGCCGGCGCTGGCGCCGCTACCGCCTTGGTTGCCACTGGCTGAATGGAAGTTTGAGACCGCGATGCGCAGCCGGCGGCTGCCGTCAGCAATAGAAGCGCGATTGCGCGCGTTGTCGGCTTCATGGGCTTGCTTCTCCTGCGTGAGTTGCTGGTCGAGGGTCGTTATTTTTCCCTCGGCAATCGTGTGCGTGTCGATCGCCCGCTGTTCTGCATCGAGCGCGGCTTTCGAGATCGCATTCAGGTCACTCGCGTGTTGCTCGTTGTCGCGCGCATGTGCCGCGCGTTCATCCGACAACTGGGCGCCGAGTCGTGAATGCTCAATTCCATAGCCTATCGCGCCACCAATCGCAGCGGCGAGAATGTACGGCCACGCAAGTCTCAAAAACGCGAGCATTAGCGCTCTCCCAGGCATGCGGCACGTTCAAGCTGCCGCCGTTTATAGATGCCACCACAGCCGTTGGCCGCGACGGCGCAATCCTTACCGCTCACAAAGCGCCAGCGCAGAAACTGCTCGCAAGCCGCCGGGAATTGCTTCGTCGAATACAGGCGCCGAAGCGTCGACCCGCGATAGTTCGGCAAGCCGGTGTTGTATGCGAGGTCGATCACTGCGACCTTTTGGCCGTCGGTGAGCGTGTCGAATCCCGGGGTGACCGACTTCACTTCGTCCGCATAACCGGCGAGGCTTCCGCCAAGAATGTCCTGACACTCGGGGAGCGTGTAGCGGCGCATTTCTACGTTTGTTTCGCCAAAGCACACCGTCTGGATGTTTCCGGCCAGCCGATCGTTGTACGGCGTGAGACGCACCCCCTCCATGCTCGAGGTAAGCGCGATCACAGATGCCGCAGCAGTCGCGCCGACGCTCGCTATCAGCGCAGCCCTTCCTCGCGGCTTATTGGCTTTTGCTTGCGTCGACACTGGTCGCCTCCGTTGCAGAATCCGTCGTGACGTGCCGCACGGCAAAGATCGCGCCGAAAATGATGATCAACGGCATTGCCGCGCTGATCGACGCGGGAAGCACCTTTTTTACGGCGTCCGGCACGACATTCCATGCGTCGAGAGCTGGTCCTGCCGCGGAGATCCCTGCGCCGAGCAGAGCGAGTTGTGCAGACCCATATGTCCACACCTTTTTCCAGTCATCAACGAGGCGAATCGCCATCACTTGGCCCCCTTCTGATCGAGGTTGTTTGCGCGGAATTCGAGAACGGTCAGGCGCCGATCGTCGGACTGCAGTTCCTTTCCGACATCCTGCGAATACTTCGCAAGCTGCTCGTCGCGCGCCTGCCGCGCAGCTTGAATATCGGTCTGCCATGGGCGCCATTGCGAATACAACGTGCCGGACGCAGCGAATATCAGCGAGCCAACAACGCCGAGCACGCGGATCGCACGGCGGTTGCCGATCATGTCGTCGCGCAGCGGCGTAATTTCCTCGTCGCGCAGCTTGCCGATGCGGTCGTCGGTATCGTCGGTCTTCTCGAAAAGACGCTGCTGCCCAACCTGGAGCGACTTGATCTGCTCCTGCTGAGATGCCAAAGTGAGTTGCATCTGCATCATCAATTCGAGCTTGCCTTCGATCTTCTGCTGCCCGTCGAGCGAGTTATTCACCCGTTCGAGGAGCATCGCCAACGTCGAGTCGGTGACTACCATCTGCTCACCCATCCTTCCCCCGGGTTATCACTGCTGCGTTCGCGCAGCTTCGTATGCCTGCACCGCTCGAACGCCAGCGCGCCCAGCGCCAGACGCCTTTTGCTTGAGCGTGTCGATGAACACCTGTTTCGCTTGCGGCTGCCCCTTGAAATCTTCCAGCGCACGCGCCAGCTTTTTCGGATTGAGCAGCAGATCGATCGCCGCCTTTTCCGTGCGCGCGTTCGCCTTCGCGACGGCGTTTTTCACTACGTAGCCGATTGCCGCTCCTTTGAAGCCGCCCGCAACGCCGCCAGCGGTCGGCAGCGCGCCACCACGCATGAACTGCCCCATCAGGCCGCCGCCGAGCTGCGCATTGGCATAGGTCTGGCTGCCGGCCGCGCCAAGTGCGTTATTCGCAGCCGACGCACGCGTGAGATCCGAGATCAGGTCGACAGCGGCCGAGCGCGCGTTGCCGGTAAGCGGTGAGCTCGTCGGCATGAGACTCTTGGCGCCGTTCAGAGTCATGATCGGGTCGCCGGCGGTGTTGTGCGCACCGATGCCGAGCTTTTCGAGCGCGGCCGCGAGCTGCTGACGCGACTGGATGTCAGCGCCGGTGGTGGCCGCCTGGTTGAGATAGTCCGCATAGCTCGGCGAGTTCTGCGACAGATAGGCGTCGTAGCTCGACGCCGCCTGATTCGCCTCACGCTTCGCCAACGTGTCAGCGCTCGCCCGCACGCGATCCTGCAGCGCCTGACGCATGTATTCCTGCCCCTCTCCGGACAGGCCTACGAGATTTGTCGGCGTCGTCTGCGCCTGATGGCCGAGTGCGCGAAGCTGATTGATTGTCTGCGGCGACACCGCATCTGCGGCGCGCGCACCCGGCTTCAACTGCTCGCCGGCGATGCTGTTGATCGTCTGCCGCAGTTTGTTCGGACTCACAGCGCCGGTGAGAGGGTCGACGGTGCCATTGAGTCGAGCCTGCAGCGCGGTCTGTGCATCGATCGGCACCGTGTCCGCCTGGAACTGCGCGCGGGCCGGTGCATAGTCCGGGCTCGCCCGGTCCATCAGTCCGACGAGCTGGTTGCGCACGGCGATGATCGGGCGCGCCTGAGCGTTCTGCTCCTGCTGGAGCAGTCGGTTGATCTGGTCATCGAGGACACCCTTCGCGTAAAGCAAACCGCGGCCTGATACCCATTGACCTGCGTCGTCCGCTTCCTGCGCGACGATCGGGCCTTCGCCGAGGTTGTCCGACATGGTCTGCGCGGTCGCCATCGCCTGACGGAACGCGGGCTTTTCCGCGAGTGCCGAGTATTCCGGCCAACTGGTCGGTACAGACATGTCGGCAGATCCGAAAAGGTCGTCTGCTGTCTGGCCGCGCGCTGCCTTGAGCGCGTCGATCGTCTCGGGCGTCCCGGCCACGTCGTCGATACCCTGCCGCAATTGCTGAAGAAGCGGAGCCTGCTGGAACTCGAAATCTGCGTTTCCGCGATTCTCCGCAAGCGCGCGAGCGTTCTTCATCGCCTGCGCGTAGCTTGGCGTCTGCATCACATCCGCCTGCGCCTGCGTGAGCGGAGGCAATTCCGATTGACCTGCAGCGAGACGGCCAGCCTGCGCCTGCGTGAACGCATCTGCTTCGTTCGCAAGATCGGAGCCAACGGCAGCGTTTGCCGCCTGCCAGCGCGCGGCATTGTTCGCGTTCAGGCGATCCGTGAACGCGATCTGGCCTTGCTCCGTGTTTTGAAGCGCGCGCTGCAGCCCAACGAGCTGCGTATTCTGCCCAGCCTCGGCGGCGGTCGGCAGACTGCCCGGGATAATCTCGTTCGAGTTCGCATTCAGCGCTGCGATCGTGCTGTCGAGATCACCACCAAGCGCGCCAGCAATTCGACTCGTTGCGGCCGCATCGCCGCCACGGACGGCATTGATTGCCTGCGAGATGATCGGCCGCGCAGCACTCGCGCCAGCGCTGATCAACTTTCCGGCACCAGCCCCCAACGTTGCGCCGAGCGCGCCCAAACCGGCGCCCTCAACCGCGCCAGGAAGAATGCCCGTATCGTTCAATGCGCCCTGCGATGCGCCGAACGCCCCGCCTGCGAGGATCTGAGGTACCAGTTCGGGGCCAGCCACGAGCAACGGCGCGCCAGCGCCGATCACGTTGCCTGCGGTCCGCCAGCCGCTGTCGCCGGCGACATCATTCGCCTGCGACGCAAGATTGCGCCGTCCTTGCTGCGCGTCGTTGACGAGCCAATCGCCTGCGCTGTTTGCGCCAACAGCATCAAGCGCACGACCCACGAGCGCCTGACCGCCAAGAACTGCACTCCCAAGCCCCTCGCCAGCACCGGCGCCAAGCTTCGTAAGGAAGCTCGAGTCCGCGCTTTGGCTAGGTGTGGGAATCGGGTTGTTCGTGACGCCCGGCACGTTCTGGCCGGTGTCGCCGAGCTGCTGCTTGAAATTCAGCACGTACTTCAGCGTCTCGTCAGGAAGCTTTGAGAGGTCGCCACCGTTCGCAAGCCATTTGTCCGTATTGCCGGGTCCCCAGTTGTATGCGATCGCAGCGAGATCGGGCGAACCATAGCGCTGGCGCATCGCAGCGTAATAGTCGCGCCCCGTGCGTGCGTCGTCTTGAGGGGTACCGTTTGACGGAACGACACCGAACCCGGGATTAGAGCTACCTGCTCCCGTCGGCGTGATCTGCATGCTGCCACGGGCACCCGAGGCAGCATTGACGATGTCAGCGCGCGCGTCAGAAGCGCCGCTCGACTCGTTTTGCTTGATCGCCGAAATTTGCGCCGACGTATCACTCGGCGCGCTCCCAGTCTGAGGGCCAGCATTCAGTACGGAGAGCAATTGGGCGTCGGAAACGTTCGAGAGATCCATTATTTGATGAGCCCCCGTCGACGTGCTTCCGCGAGCGCATCGCCGTATGAGATCGCACCACCGCTTTGCTGCGTAGATTGCGACTGTTGCGGCGGCTGTCCGCTAAGAGCCTGAGTGAGCGTCGTGCCAGCCGGATATTGCTGGCCGTTGATCGTCGCGTCGCGCTTGAGCGGCCCGAGATCGCCGCGATTCGCCGTCACATAGTCTGACTTGGCGTTCTGGAACAACGCGGCCGACTGCTGCACGCGTCCGACCGCCGACAGATACGCCTGCCAGGTGTCCTTGGAAGCCGTGTCGCTTGGGACGCCATTTCGCACGAGCTGGATGTCTTTGTCCGAAGCGGAGCCGGGCGGCAATTCACTCAGAATCGAGGAATTTGCGAACTGCGCGAGTTGGCCGCGCAATTGCTGGCCTGCATCCTTGTTGCCCGTAAATTTGGTCAGCGTATCGTTCAGCGATGCGCCGAACCCGCTCGAAAAATCAGGAGCATTCGCGAGCTGGTTTGCCAGCGTGGCCGTGCTCTGATACGTCTGGCGAGCTGCCGCAGCGCTCGTCTGCGCATCATTCACGGTCTTCTGCTGCTGGTCGTTCAACGGACCCACATTGGGGCTGGACTTCAGCAGCGGCTGCCCAACCATCGCGCCGTTGCGATCGAGCTGCACCGTGTACGTGCTACCGTCTTGACCCTGCACGTCGACGGTCCGCACGACGCCGGGCTGCGCAGAAACGAGCGGAGTAAGTGCACCACCGCTGCCGCGCGCGTATAGAGACTGGTCTTGGCCAACCATGATCGGCTTGCTCTCGTCCCACAACTGCTTGCGCGCCGCCAGCGCGTTATCGAACTGCTGTTGTTGCGCAGTCTGCAGCAGTTTCTGTTGCGCAAGCGCGTTCTGCGCCTGCGTCTCGCGGTTGGCGTTATAGCTATTCAGGCCGGCGATGCCGCCGAGGCCTACGAGTTGGCTAAGGTTGCGCGTGCCGTCATTGCCCGCGAGCATCGTGAGCCCCGATGCAATGAGTGCCTGGCTCTCGTTCGGATTGAGATTCGTGAGCTTGTTGCCAATGCCAGAGATCGTCGAGCCCAACGCCTCGAGCAGCGTTTTCGACTTCTGTGGCGATGACGACGCATCCTGCGCGGCAGGCATCAGCGCACCGAGCAAACCTGCGCTCGTCGACGGTGCTGCGTCCGATGCGTTGCCTTGGTCGTCAACGCTCACGTCCGGTGCGCCGCTAGCGGGCGCAATCTGGATCGGCGCGTTCGATTGCGCTGCGACAGGAGCATTCGCTGCAACAGACGGTGCGGGTTGAGCGGCCGGAGCAACTCCGGTCTGAAGAACGCCGCCGCCGCCGAAACCCATAGGCGCGCCCGTAGATTGCGAACCTGCGGCCGCCGGCGTGGCACCCTGCGCATTCGCATAGGGATTGCTCGCCGATCGGCCCAGCAGGTCAATCAAGGTGCCAACCGGCACGGCGACCGATGACGACGCCGCGGCCGGTTGTGCGGGCTGCTGCAACTGCGTTGCATACGGGTTGCTGGCCGAATTTCCGACTTGCGCGATGAGATCGAGAAGGCTCGCCATATCTCCCTCAGAAAAGCGTCGAAAGAGCGCCGATCACGCCGCCAGCAACGCCGCCGATCGCAGTGCCGATCCCGGGAACAATCGACCCGATCGCCGCGCCCGTGCCAGCCCCCTTGAGCGTCGCGCCTGCGATGTTCCCCGCGCTGTTGCCACTGTGATTCGGATCGACGGTGCCCTGAATGAGTCCGCCCGCGATGTTGCCGACCGCGCCGTAAGGCCCAGTCGCGCCGCCCAAGGTCGCACCCATGCTCGCTCCTGAATTCAGGAGCGATGCGTTATTGACCTGGCCCGGCTGTGCCGCGCCGTTATGGCTTGCGCTCAAGCTGCACCTCCCGGAGCGTATTTCTGGAGCAGCGCGATCAGCGAATTGCCCGCATTCGTGCCGCCGGTCGCGAGCATGTCGTTAATCGGTGCCGAAAAGTTCTGCGCCTGCAAAGCCATTCGTCCGCCAGCGGAGGTCGCGCGCGGCGTCGACGACGAAGTGGGCGATGAGAGCGTTTTGCTTGCAGCCCCGAGGCTGTTCGACAACCCGGCGAGATTCGTAGACGAGTTGGGCATGCCGAAGCCGAAGCTGTTGGAGCCCGCGCTTTCGGTCGGCAAAGACATGCCCGACTGAACGCCAGAAAGACCCGCAAACGAGCCACCGCTACTGCCGAGATCGCTCGGAAGCGTGAAGCCGTACGAATTCGAACCGACGCCACTTGCGCCGGTCGAGAAAGAAGATCCGAGCGACGACAGGCCGCTCGTGTCACCAGATGTACTCATCCCGAAAACGCGCTGTACGCGCCCACGCCAAGTTGACCGAGACCGAGCAGCGTGGCCAGCGAGTTGCTGCTGCCGCCGCTCGAAGTGGAAACGCTCGTGCCCGCACCGCTCCCCAGTGCGCCGCTCAGCGCGCTCGACAACGTCGAGAGCTGCGAATAAGGGGCGTTTACCTGGTTGTACCATTGCTGATACAGGGCATTCAGTTGGTCCTGGCTCGTCGTCTGCGCTGTCGTGCCGCCAGTGAGCTGGTTGCCATAGAGCGATGACGAAGCCGTGTTGGCAGCAGTCGATCCGTTCACAGCGTTCTGCTGCGCGGTGAGATAGTTGTAGTAGTTCGAGCTGTTCTGCGCGTTCGACGCCTGGTTCGCGCTCGTGCCCACCGACTGATTTGCCAGGTTCACCGAGTTCTGCTGCGCGGCATTCTGCGTCGCGACGTTCGCGGCCGTGTTATAGGCAGAGTCGTACATGCTCGCCGTGTTGTTCGAGAGCGCATTCGCGAGATTCGTCTGGTTCTGGCTCGTCGTCTGCTGTTGCGCGCTGCCTCCAAATGCACCGGAGTTACGGAACTGCGACAGTGTGTCTGCTCCGGTGCCGGTCTGATAGGCATTCGTGATCTGCTGATTCGCCGCAGCAACCGTCTGAGCCAGATACGGGTTGTTCGACGGATCAGCGTAGGAATCTGCTGCCGTCGACGCGGTGACATTCCCCGTGTAGGGATTCGAGGTCTGATAGTACGAGCCGTTCGCAAGAGACGACGCGAGGTTAGAAGCCGTATTCGCGGTTGATGCCTGCGAGCCGGCGGCGCTCGTGAGACCGCTAATCGCGCCCGTCTGCGTATCGTTAAGCCCAGCTACGGTCTGACCGGTGTAGGTGGGCACCGTTTGGTTTGACAGGTCCGCGCCGCGCTGAAGCAGTTGCTCAGCGTATGGCTGCGCCCACGAGGGCAATTCCTGAGTTGTCGTGGTGCTTCCGCCGCTGCTGCTGCCACTGGACATTCCTGCTCTCCAAAACAAAAACGGCGCACCTGGTTAGGGTGCGCCGTCCGAGGATGGGCTACTTGCTGGCTAGAATTCTAGAGGCAAGTTTAGGAATGTCAATGAATCAGCTATCGAAGCGTGTCCCGCAAAATCAGATAGGCGAGCAAGCCAGCAACCGGGCCGCCTGCCAAGAGCCCGGCGACGACGCTCTTGATCAGGAAAATCGCGATACCAATGACGATGATCGCCAGCGCCGCAGCCGCAACAAATTTCACCATCACGATGGTAGCGCGCGCACCGAAACGTCCTGCCTCTACGGCGCCTGCAGCTACAAGGGCGGGGCGTCGCATGTAATACAGGAAAAATCCGATGCCGACGAGCACAATTACTACGAAGGGGATTGGCAGGTCCATGATTGTTGTTCTCTCGCGTGATTTAGCGCCTGATTTCGAGAAACATGAATATCTATGTCTGTCGGCGCGCGACTAAATGATAGCTCAATCGCGCGCAACTACAAGGAATCGACGTCGCATTCGTATGTGGTGTGGCGCACCTTGAAGCCATGCCGCGGCGCGACGCGCGACCACCCGCGACGCGTCGACCCAAACGTGAGCTTGAGCGCTGGATACGGCGTCGCACCGCGCGCGACAGCCATCAGATCATCGCGAAAAATGCTCATCGGATCGAAGCCCGGTTCCGCGTACAGCAACCAGATATGCAGATCACGCCCGATCAGGCGCAACACCGTCCAGCCGATGCGCAAGCCGGCCACATGCAACATAAAAAGCGTCGCTTCTCCGGCACGGCACATCGCATAGACGTCTTCGGGAATTAGCCCTTCTGGCGCTTCAACAGAAGCTACCTCGGCGCGGATCGTCGGCCATACGCGCGCGAGATCGGCCGGCGCGATCGCGGTCAATTTCCTGTCAGCGCTCGACATTCTTTCCATACTCCCGGCGTGCCAGCAGTCACGCACATCCATCCGGTAACCAGATACTTCGATCCCGCCGCGCCCAACTCTGCCGGCGCGCTGTTTTTGACGAAATCACCTACTGCATATTGCGTCGTCGACGTCGCGCCCGGAGCGGCTGCGGCAGCAGAGTTTGCGGCGACTGCCTTCCCGTCCGAAATATCGTTGGTCAGCAATACAATTGGATCAAGCGTCCGCTTCAGAGCAGCGCATAAGGCTGCGATCGATCCGGGCACTCCGAGATTTACGTTTGGAATTCTGGCCATCATAGACTCCCGGCACTCTGGATCCGTGGAATCGCACCGAGGATTTCATGATTCCCTGTGAAATTCAGCGTGATCTGCGCATAACGCGCGCAGAAGTCCGCGGCAAGCTCGCCGTCGTACATGTCACCCAGAATCTGCGTTGTAGACGCCCCACCCAATTGCGAAAGCGACTGAGCGCTACCCTTGCACGTGACGGGAACAGAAGCAAAGCGCGGCACGACGCCAGAAACAAACATGTAATCGCTATCGTCTCCAAACCATCCGCTGGTTAGCGAGCTCGATGCCGAAACCCCGCTGAGCGACTGAAGCGCATGCGCAGTATCAACGATCGCTGGAAGCTCGCTCGCCTGACTCCAGAATGAGCTGTTATATGGAATCGCAGGAAGCGTGTTCCACGTGCTCACATTGGGAAGCGCCCCGATGGAGTCCCATGTAATTTGTCCGGAGATATACACCACCGCAGCTTCGACCTTGGCATCCGCGCGACCAAATTTACCGCTGCGATAATTGAGCACGAGACATTTGTCAGGCGCGCCGTCAGCAGACCCGGTGCCGACAAAATACCAATAGACGAGCGAATTTTCCTTGTCGTGATAGCTCTCTACACGATCTCTATAGAGCGGCGACCAGTTCGCATAGAGCCAGTCTTTGACCTCGTCGCCAATGGGCGCGACTGCCGATCCATCGTATTCGTAGACTTGCGCGTCGCTACCCAGAAATACGTGACGCGTTCCGATTGCGACGACGGCTTCCTGGCACGGCGTTCCCACTACGGGCGAGATCTGCTGGAAACCCCAGATTACAGAACCACCCTGGTAGTTCCCGTAAAACATCGAGTCCTTTTTATAGGCCACAATGTTCGTGCCTAGCGCACGGCCAGCCGTGATTTTTCCGGGCGTATCAATAATCACGCCGTAGGCGCACTGCGTAGCAATATTCGCGATCCAGTCTTCCTGGTTATAGATCGCGGAACACCACCATCCATTCGGGCGATGCCCTTGCACCGGATCGGTGGTATCGAAGGCGAAAACGAAACCCTGCGTAGTCTCGACAATCGCCGCTGCCGGCGCAAGATTCATCGTCGCCGTAGCCGTCGCGCCAGCACCACCTCCGCCGCTGATCGCCACCGATGGAGCACCCGTGTAACCGGTGCCCGGCGCGCTGACCGAGATCGAGGCAACCGTTCCACTGCCCTTCGCTGTCGCTGCAGCACCCGTTCCAGCACCACCACTAAACGTCACGGTAGGGGCGCTGGTGTAGCCAGTCCCAGCGTTAGTCACGGTCACGCCCGTGACTACGCCGCCGCTTACCGTCGCGGCCGCAGTCGCACCAGTCCCGCCACCTCCGGTCAGAGCGACAGTCGGTGCGCTCGTATAACCACTACCACCGGCCGTCACCGAAACTGAGCCGATAGTCCCGCCACCGGAAAGAGTCACGGTCGCAGTCGCGCCACTTCCAGCACCACCTGAAAAGGCGACCGCGGGCGCCGTGAAATATCCCGAGCCGGCCGCCGTGACTGCGATGCTCTGAATCGAGCCGATCGGCACGAAATCGCCACTCGAAATGGATTCCTGAATTGGATCCGCGCCATTGGACGCAATCGTCGCGTTGCCAAACTGGCAAAAGCGCCAGCGATTTGCGCCGCCAGAATATGCCATTCCAGAGACGTCATTCTGCGCTGCGCCAACGACCTCATAGAGCTTCGTCGCGGTGCCCGCAATCGTGCGATAGCTGCCGGACAGCAGCTCACACGTCGCCGCGCCAGTCACAGCATCAGGGAAAGGCGCGTTGCCGAGGGGAGCGGGCGTTGGTGCTGCCTTCATGCCACGAAGGGTAGGCACCATGTTCATGCAATCAAGCACCGCCCCGGGCGTGGTCGGATCGATGCTAGGAGTGAAGCCTGTGAACGGTATTGTCGATCCCATCAGGAGGCTCGCATGTTCAATGGCTGATCTTCCGGAGTCTTCGCTTCGGAATCGTCGTCGATGAAGTCGCTAATGGCTTGATCGCGCCGCGCGAGCCACTTTTGCTGGCTCGTATCGTCGCGTATATAGTCTGCCGCCTCCGCGAGCGCGCCCCAAAGATAGATGTCGGGCGCGTCCTGGAGCAACCAATTCGAGCTATTTGAAGTCGACAGGGGCTCAATGACCACGTAGTACTCGAGACTCAGGCGCGTCCCGAGTTGTGGCACCGTCAGAAAGAGCGAATTGCCCTTTATCTGGTAGCCGAACGCAATCATCCGCGCGTCAGTCGATGCCGGGAAGAAGCCCAGCGGCTTCGAGTCGAATTCCGCCGAAATGACGCGCCCCCAATCGCTCGGCAGCGCGATGCGATTCGTGGTCGGCGTAATCGAATAGCGCGCGCGCCGCGAACGCGTCTTGATCTTGCGATCGAAGTTCTGTTCGGCGAGGGTGATGAAATCAGGGAACAGGCCCTGAAGATCGGGACGTTTGAGCCAGCGCCCCATCGACGCCTGCAGATCTGAGTACGATTGGAGCGGCATTCAAAACCTCACGCAGTCGACGCCGAGCCCGGCATAGTCGCCGCGCTTCGCGGCAATCTCAATGGCGCGCTTTGCCGTGGCGCCCGCTTCCAGCGCACCCCAAGCGAACTCTTGGCCGCCGCCAAGCGCAAATATCTTCTCGATCATGCGGCAATATTGCAGCTTGTTCCCAAGCGTCCAGACGCGCCGCTTTTCGTCGATAACGATGGCACACTGATTATCGGGCTCAACGCCGAATTCCTTGCAATCGGGCTTTTCGCCCTTCCCCTGCATCCAGTCCATCACCGCAACGGAAAAGGACTGGCTGCCAGTAAACCCCACAAGCACTCTCGAGCCATCAGCGCGCGTGAGCGCGAATACCTTTCGCGAGCGCCGGCGCGCGCAAGCCGACCATGAACATCGGTCGGCTGCGAGCGTCTCCCCGTCCCAAGCGATCGTGCTCATCAGGCGGCCGCCTTCACAGCCGACACGACGCCAGCGGCAACGGTCGCGGTCGCCGGGCTATTGAGGCCAGCATTTCCGCTCGACGTGGTGCCCGACGAGTTTTGCAGCACCAGCGATGCACCATTCGCAACGATTGCGTCCGTCGCAGCCAGCGAGACAACGCCGTTCGTCGCCGTCAGGCTGCGCGTGACGGTGCCAGCCGAGTTCTGCACCGTGACCGATCCAGACACCGGCACCGCGACAGGATTGCCAGCACCATCGGCGACTTTGACCCAGCCGGTGGAGAGCTTCACATAGCGATCGCCGTTCGAACTGTCGACAGCGGTCTGTCCCACGTAGCCGACACCAGCCGCCAGAGCCGCGGTGCTGTCGATCGGAACGATTTTCTGAAGGATGAACATGATCAGACCTTTCCAGGAGCGACGCGGAAGTACGCGAAGGCGGGATCGTTGCAGATCGCCTTGATATGCTTCGTGTCTTGAAAGAACTCGCGCCACGAGACACCGCGGCGCAGGCAGTATTCCTCGATCACGATCCCGGGAATATTCGCGACGTGGCGCATGTCCTTGTCGCCGAACTGCTGCGTCGCGCGCAACTCCGCGTTGTGATCGAGAAGACCGTCGAAACGCGCGGTATGCACGACGACCGTTTCTTCCTTGTCCGGGTTCGAGATGAATTCGGTCGTCGAGTGCATACCGCGCGGCCCTTACAGAAGCGACTTTGCGCGGTCGATCACCGCGATGATTTCGCTCTTTCCCATATGCACGATCCCTTCGAGGTCCGCGAACAGCGTTTCGAGGATGCTCTTGTGGTCGGGTGCCGCTGCATCGCCGTCAGCCGGCGCGCCGGAAACATTGGCTGCCGGAATGGCGTCGACGGGCGATGCATTCGAAGCAGACGAGGAGGTGTCGCTTGCGGATTCGGTGGCCGCAGGCGATGCAGCGCCTTCCCCCGATTCGTCCGCGACCGCCGGCGCGTCAGCTTCGCCACCAGCATTCGCTGCGTCCAGTGCAGCCGCCGCGGGTGCGGGTGCAGACGCAGTACCGTTTCCCTGCTCACCTTCCACGCTCGAGTCCGGCACAGCGGGCGCAGGTGTCTCGATTGCCGGTTGCTCGGCCGATGAGGCACCACCAGCACCGTTTCCCTGCTCAACCGGCGCGGCGGCCGGCGCATCTTCGGCCATGCGCATTGGGAACGCGGCGGCCATCAGCAGACTGAGAAGCTTGATTCGCATGATCATTTCCTGAGGACTACTACCCGCATGCGGGCACACAAGTGAGCGCCGCCCACTTACTGGCGGCGGCGCGCGGGATTACGACAGGTCGCGACCTTGGGCCGAGCTCGCTTCGTTGCGGGCCTCGAGCGTGCCTTCCCAGGTGATCTGGAAGTTGCGCGCGTCACCCGTCTTGGCGAGTTCTTCCTTGTCGAACGGCCGCAGCGTGGCGAGAGCCCACAGATCCGTGTCAACCGCGTATGCGGCGTTGTCAGGCGTCGCGATGCCCGACATGACACGGTTCGGGATCATCGACACGTTGCCGAAGTCGCCCGCGTAGACGGCGTAGGCCGTGTTCAGCACTGCCTGCTTGCCGGTGCCGGTCACTTCGACCTGTCGGGTCGCGTTGCCCGCGAACGTCGACGAAACCTGCTTGTCTTGCGGCCGGATATGCACCTGCGAGACGTTGCCGCCCTGCATGTACGCGCCGAGCAGCATCTGCTTCAGGATCGTTTCCGCCCACGCGCGGTTCGTGCCGGCCACCGGAGCGGTGTTCGTGCTCGGAACCGGCGCAGCCGAGCCAGTGCCGCCGTAGAAGTTCGTGGCGATCCAGCCCTTCAGGCCACGCATCGTGCGCGCCACGCTCGTCGAACCCACGACCGCGGTCGCGTTCGAGATCGCCGCGGCTTCGATGTCCTTCTTCAGCTCGACCATCTTCTTCGCCGACAGACGGGCGATTTCCTTCGGACCAGCCTTCTTGACGGCTTCCTGCGTGCCCGACACGCTGAACGTGTCCTGCACGATCTGGCAGCGATTGCCGAGGCGCGTCGTCGGCGTCTGCGCGTTATACGTCGCGTCGGCGCCTTCCACAGCCGCATTCGAGCCGTTCGGCGCGCGCAGCGCATCGGTCTGCCATTCGTGGAACACGCCATCGGCGTCCACTTTGTCGATCGCCGACGTGAACGGCGTATCCGACGGCGAGATCATGAAGACCTTGTCGATAAGGTCTTCGCGGTTACCTACGGTCGTGTAGGTGGTGACGGTATTCGCGGGCATTTGCTCGCTCCTATGACAAAGAGGCTCGCGTCCTTACTCGAGGAGCGCGGCCAGATTCTTCACGGAGGGATCAGCGTTGAACGTCTTCGTCGCAGTGGCACGAGCCAATTGATTGCGATTCGGAGCGGGTTGACGCGATCCCGGTCGCTCGACGCGCGGCGGCGTCTTGACGCCATCGCGTGCCGCTTTTTGCCGGGCGAGTGCCTTGTCGTACAGCATCGCCTTGTGCGCGATGAGGAAAACTTCCGCAGTGTCCATCTGGGCCTGCATTTCTGCAGGAATCCCTTGGGCTGCGAGATATGCACTCACCGCTTGAGCGCCTTCCGTCGCCTTTGCCGGGTCCGTCCATTCAGGGATGGCCTCGATGATTTTGGCTTTCGCCTGTTCGAGACGTCCGTGGAGGTTTGCCGCCTCTGCGTCTGCATTGCGCTTGTTGAGAGCTGCCTGCACCTGCTGGGCCTGCGCAATCTGCTGCTGGCGTTGCTCCCACTCATGCCGGACGCGAACGTACTGGTTCGGGTCTTGGGCGAGCAGGGCTTCCCAGTTTGGCTGCTGCGAGGCCAGAAATGCCTGGTGCTCCCGGATGTAGTGCTCAAGCACCACACCCAACTGCTTTTCCCGTTCGGGAACCTGCGACAACTTCGCTTCGGCGTCCTTTCGGATGGCCGCAGCTTCTGCGAATTTCTTCTCGGCGCCGTGATATTTCGACGCCTCTGCAATCAGTTCCGATTGCGTTTTCGTGATCGTCTTGCCGTCGCCGACCGGGATCTCGAACACCGGATCTTCCGCATCCGGATCGCCGCCCGTCTCGGGATCCGCGCTTTGAGCCGGGTCGTCGAGGTCGAGTTCGTCCGACCCACGGCCCGCTTCTACCTGCGTGCCGTCATCAGCGCCGCCGCCATCATCGCCATCACGCTCAACGATGAACGATTCGAGATCGGATCGCGCGTCGCCGCCACCACCTTCGCCATCGACGATGTGATGAACGGGGAACGCCATCAGGAGGCGCTTCAGCAGCTTCGAAAGTTTCACGGGCAAACTCCAATCACGATTTGCAAGGGAGAATAAGACTTCACCATCAACGCATCAACTGTCGGGCGATCTGGTATTCGCGGTCGATAGCCGCCTGCTCCTCAGAATGAACGTCCGACTGGATCGAATCGTTCATCGAGCGCTCCACAGCGGGATCGGTGACCTTTCCAGCGAACGCGGCCTTTTCACGATTCACTGCGAGATTCGCGTAAAACTGCTCGCGCTCCCACGCCAACGTCTGCGTGGCCTGATCACGCTCGCGCGCGTCGAGCAGCTGCTCGTGCTGCGTTTCCAGCGAAGCCTTCAACTGTGCGTCGCGCACGTCGGAGCGTTCTTGCTGCGCGATCTTCGCCGCGTCGGTTTCCTGCTGCAGCTTCGCCTTCGTCGTCTCGATAGCGACCTGGCCTTGAATGATCGCCTGATTCGGATCGGGCGCAGGCGGCTGGGGCGCCGGCGGATGCGGCTGCGAGAAGAACTGAGACGGGTCGCCGAGCTGGAGCGCGTGCACAAGTTCCGTCTGCGTTTTGTAGATGTTCTGCGCCGTGACCGTGCTCTTGATCATCGGATCCGGGTTCTGCGCGGCCTGCATCTGCACGCCAAGCAGGTTCGTGAGTTGCGCGACGCGCTTGCCCGTATCGCCCGTACCGGTGCCGACAGTCACAGACATCGCATACTGATTGCGCCATACGCGCGGGTCGACATCGACCCACTGACCGTTGAGCTGGAACACCATGTTCTTGTCCTGGTAGTTCGACAGCAGCTTCTGGATCAGCCGGAACAGATCCTTGACACCCGTTTCGGCGAACGTGCGCGCGATCAGTTTCACGCGCAGATCGGCGCGTTGCGTGATGTTCTCGATGCCCGTGGCCGTATGGTTCAGCGTGTCCGAGTCGAGACCCTGGCTGTATTTCGTGACCCCGGTGCGCTCCTGCGACATCGAGTCCACATACTGCAGGAGGTTGAACGCGCCAGCGGAGTCGCCCAAACCCTTCTGAAGCGCGCCGATCGAATTGGCGTTCTTCACGCGCACCGGGCGCCCAGGAGCCGAATTCAGGTAATCGGACATGTTCACGTCCTTTTCGATCACCCAGTCGCGGCCGTTGATCTGCAGGTTCATGTTGTCCTGCAAACCGCGCAGAATACCGGTCTTGAGCTTCTGGATTGGCATCGCGAGATCGGCGATCGATCGGCCGTGAAGCAGACCAGGGATGCGGATCGGGCACAGCACCGCGAACGGAGGGCCGTCGACAACTTCATTGTCCAGAATCACCGATCCGGCCTTAGTAATCTTCCGCCATTCCGAGATTCCGTCCCCATCGCAGTCGATCGGCAGATAGCACTCGAACACCCAGATTTTTCGCTGGGATTCGTCGCCGTTACCATCGTCCTCGACCAGCGAAGCGAACTGATCCTCGAGCGACTGCCGCGCCTGCGCCAAGCCCGAAAGCTCGGCCTGCTCGGCAGACGGGTCAGAACTCAGATCGTCGACGTTCTTGTATCCCTTCGCACGCAGATCCGAAATCGACAGCTTCATGCGGTGCGCCGAGAATCCATCGCCGATGCGGCGCGAGCTTTCCGCGACAAGAAAATCCTCGGGATTCAGTGCCTCGATCGCAACGTGCCCCTCTTTCTTCGAGATCGTGAGCACGACGTCGTGGAGTTGCGGAAGCTTCGAAATGTCGATCGGCTGCGGCGCGGGCGGCGGCTGCATCGGACGAGGCTGCGGCGGCGCACCAGCGGGCCCAGCAGTCGGCACGCCTTGCATCGGCGGCTGCATAGGCGGCCAGGGCTGGCCCATTGCCTGCGCGCGCTGCTGCGCCATGTTCCACTGACTCACGGCCGCCTGCTGCTGATTGAACTGGTCGATCGCCATGCGCTCGGCAGTTGGATCCACGTAACTCGTGCACTTCGTGATGGATACGTTCGGATCGTTGGTCACGATCGCGAGTTGCACGTCGGTGAGGCCCGAATACTCCTCGCGGCGCGTGGTCGTTTCAAGTTCCCACCATGCCTTCGCCACGCCGATCTTCGACAGCAACGCGGTCTTGAACCAGTCAAGAAAAACCTCGAAGCCGGGGTTCTGATCGCGCACGACATGGTTGCACACGTGAGTCGTCTGCTCGGCGCCCTGCTCGTCACCCGGCTTGCGCGGGCAGAACTTCACCGGCTGGCTCGATCCGAAGAAAATCTCCATCAACGACGGCATCAGCCACTCGATCTGATCGCTCACGACGGTGTCGACGACACTCGAACGCCCTTCGACGTCCGGCGGCGCGAGATCGCCTTCGGGGACCCCGAGGTAATACCGCATCGCCTTTTCCTGCTCCTTCGCGATGCCAGTGCCGAGCCAGTTCTGCGACTGCGAAATGTGGCTTTCGAGAATCGCGGAGATCTCCGTGTCGGACATCTCGACCGGATCGCTGTCGTCGCCCGCCACGCTGACGACCTGCACCGGGACGCCCGGCTGCGGCGTCGCGGCCGGAGACGTGTCGGGCATCATCGATTGCGCCAGTTGCTGCATCAGTTGGTCGTTGTCCATTACACCGTCACCAGTTGTTTGAATTCGAGATCGCCGCACCACTGCGAGCGGTTGTTATGCATGCGCGGCGCGTGCACAGCGATGTAACGGACGCCGTCATTCGAGTGCGAATGCTCATCGTGCAGAGGGTGACCAGACTTCCTGCGTTGATAGCGCTTCATGTGCTCAATGAGGCCGACCGTTTTCGTTCCGTCCGAGTAGGTACGCGGTCCGCAGCGAGTCTTGTCGATATAGGTCTTCGGCAAGAGATCCCGAACGAGCCGAATACCCGCCTCGACGCTCATGTTTTCCGCGATCTCCACTTCCCATCCCATACCTTCCATCTTCGCCTTCATCGAAACGCCATCGTTATCGAGGCGTTCGTGCTCGGCATCGTGCGGCATCACCACAATTGCACCCTCGTAACCGGCGTCAATGAATTCCTGGCTGAACCAGCCCAGCGGCTTGCGGCGATTCTCGAAAAAGTCGACGAATCGATATTCGCCGGCCACCTGCTGAACCACAATGCACGACGTGAAATCGTTGAAACCAAGGTCCATGACGATGTAGGTGTTGAGATCCACGCTCACCACCATATTCAACATGCGCCCTTCCGCCTCCATCTTCGAGATTTCGCTGAAATAGATCGCGCCCTCCACGGCCGGCAACGGCATGCCGAGCCATACATGACGGTGCATGTCGGGATCTTTGCCTGCCATGTCCTGCTCCTCTAGTCGCAATACATCGGGGAACCACGGGTTCTGATCGAAGTTGACAAACAGGCTCGCGCAGTCAGGCAGTCCCCTGACGACAACTTCCTGATAGATAAAGTCCGACTCCAACTCGGGATTCCAACTCAGCCAGATCTGCGCACCTTTCGCGCGAATCGACGGCGTTAGTTTGCGAAAACTCTTCTCAGTGATCGTCTGCGCTTCCTCGACCCACGCAATGTCGATATCGGCAAGCGATTTGACGTTGTCTGCGGTCATATCGCTCAAGCCGCGGAAAATGAATGTGCCGCCCGTGAGCGGCCTAATCTCATCCGACAGCACCTTGAAATAGGCTTCGAGGCGCATCTTCTTCATCTCGGAAACGAGCGTCGCGTAGACCGATTCCTTGATCGAGTCCTGCACTTCACGCGTGCACAACACACGCAGCGGGCCCTGCACCGCGCGCAGCAGAATCGCGCGCGCGAAATTCACGGTCTTGCCGCTGCCACGGCCGCCGCGGACGCTGATGAAACGCCATTGGCGTTCTGTCAGCACCCGCGACCAGCGGGGCATCTGCTGCGACTGTTCAGCGCGAGTCGCCATACTCAAGCCACTCGCTCTTGGGAGTCATCACACGCGCACGCTCGTGATGGCTGACCGGCACACCGCACCAGATCGTTTCGATCAGGTCTTCGGGCGGATTCGGATAGCTCGCGCGCACGAACTTGTTGCCGTTCTTGATTACGTGCGTACGGAATTCACCCCACGACGGAATTTGTGAGTCACCGAAAGTGATCCGCAAATCCGACGGATCATCCAATTGCGCGCCCACCGAAGAACCCATATCTGGCGCGGCTTCCAGCGCTTCAGACGGCAAGTCGCCGCCCGCCGCGCGCTCAGGCGAAAGACAACCGTCCCAGCCCTCCTGAACATCCGATTCGCTAACTTCGGCCCGCCCATCAGACTCAAGCGCAGCAACGCTTTCAGCCACGTCGCCGCTCGATTTGGGCCCACCCGCCTGTCCGCCCGGCATCACACTCAGACCAGCACCCGGTTTCCTAGCCACGTTTCATCTCCTCAAGGTTCTTCGCTGCCATCTCACCCGTTGTCACGATGGACTCCAGCTTCAGTTTCAGATCATCCAAAGCACGAAGACGCTGCCAGGCATCCGACTCACGCGCCTCAGCATGACTCACGCTCTCACGCCAATCGCCGATGGTTTCCGTTTCCAGTCGCGCGAATGCGCCAATGACAGCCGGATCCCGCAAAAGCTCACCGATGCGCTTCGCGTCGTCGACTTCCTGCAACCATTGAGCACGCTGAGCACCCTTATCCATTTGCCGGTTCCTCAGGAATCGCCGCGGGGATGCCATTCGGAGGATCGACAAACTCCACACGAACGAGCGCGCCGCCCGACGGAACGTTCACATTCAGACCTTCCTTCAGCATGCCAAGGTGACGCATGGCATTCGCCAAGGCAGTGTTCTTGTCCGCAATCTTGTATTTCTTCGTGTAGCCGACGAAAGTACGTTCCTCGCCGTGCCCTTCAAACTCCTCAAGCACATCGAGCCCGGTCAATGCGGCGGCCGTTTCATCGTCCAACTGATTAATCGGAATCGGCTTGCCATCGGCATCGAACAGCTTCCGGGGATCGAAGAACGCGATCCGGGCAAGCTCCTGAAGCACGCGATCCTGACTTATCACCATGCGCTGGGCGCGAGCCTTCTTCGCCGCTCTAATCGCTTTCGATACTTCAGGATGTTTCAGGAGATCGTGCCCTTGTGAATAAGCTGTCTTCGCGCTATAGCCAGCACGAATCGCGGCCTGAGTCGCGTTCAGGTCGATCAGATATTCGTCAACGAATCGCTGATGCTTTTCCGACAGCAGCTGCTTATTGCCCCTCTTCACCGATTCCTCCAAATTGCTGGATACCAATAGACGAGGCAGAACGACACGTACAGCGCCGCAATCCAAATAAGCCAGTCGTCCACGAGTTTTCCCGACAGATGCTGAATGCTCGCACTTCACCACTGAGAAGTCGAAAGCCACGCTGCGACTGCACGACTTTTAGTCGGCCACTAAGTAGTTTTTTTCTACTCAGTCGTGCCGACGGCTTTTCACGCATCGGGGAAAACGGCCCTCATCTAGCAAGCGGCAACGTTGCCGCATGAACATCAGAGCACCACGCGCGCCGAAAGCGAGTTCACGACCGAGGTGAGCATCTCAATCTTCGTTGCAACGGCTCGGGCCGACGCAACCGCGGGCGGATCATTTGAATCAGCCGTCGGATGACTTGTGCCACCTACGCAACCACCATCCAAAATGACGGCCGACGAAAGGCGACTTTCCAACTGGGCAATTGCCTCACCAAGCCCGATAAGACCTTCGTGGGCGACGTCCAGATAACCCATCACCGTCGTCGCGCCCAGCCGCGCCGCGGTTGCATAATTCAGTTGGTTTGCCATCGCCTGTTGCTTCCCAATGGCCTGCGCGTTTTCGCCGGAATAAAGCTGCGGGCCGGCATAACCACAAACTCGATCTTGCATTTCAGACTCCAGAAGGTTGAGGGCGACGGCTTTCCCGTCAGCATCCGCTCGGCACATTAGGAGCTGCGGCTCGCGTCCCAAGGCTGTGGGCACTGGACCCGCGCATGTGCCATACGCCGAAGTATTCAGTCCGATTGACCAGGCAGCGTGCCGTACATCACGTATTCAACGCATTCTTTCGCGCACCGACACGGATTGCGCAACCCAACATCGATGCATTTTTCGACGAAAAATCGCCGTAGAGCCGCCTGCTTGTCATCGCGCTGCTGACGAAGAATTTCGTTTGCGCTTTGCAAAACGCGGCATTGCTCGCAATCTTGGTCCGATTTGAAATCTTCCATCACTATCTCCGCGAGCACGTCCTCAATTTGAGGTTATGCGAATACCAGAAATTCCGGTAATTCAAATATGTGAAAATCCCGTATTTAGATGCGGGATTTCTCCGAATCTAGACCGTGTGCGTACCCTCTACACCGCGGCGCATACGCGCGATCGTGCGCTGCTGAAGCCAGTGCATCGCTTCTTCGATCTTCGTAAGCGCGAGCGCGTTCTCACGACACGCGAAGGGGCCAGCTTGAAACGAGCGCAAACGATCAGCGCAGATGGCGAGAAGCACCTCCTGCGTAACACCATTCACGCCGACTTCGTTAATCGGGCCGTTCTGGAAAAGGATGACTGTCGCCCGCGGATGTTCGGACTCGACGCCATCGCTATCCAGCGACGGATTGTTCGTCGCATCATATCCACCAACCACGTAGCGATGATTCGCGCCACCCGCACCAGGCGCGTCCATCACTGTGATCCGCAATTTGTCGTTCGCAGGGTTGACCACATGATCAGTGATCGTGCGCATGACAGGAAACTCATTCTCATTCGACATCTAGCTCTCCGTAAGCCTATTAAGAACTGAGACGCCTCCTACCCATCGTCTTACATGGCAAGGAAATCATCTCGCACGGTTCCCGCTAACACTAACCAGGGCCAACGAGGCCGGAACCAAATCCCGCTGGCACATGCAAACTGCTCACATAACCGGAGCGTGGCCACGTCTAAAGCACCACACCCGACGCACAGGGTCAGAAAAAACGAGCCTGTGGCAGCGTTGGGTTTATCTAACCTAAGCAGACTGTCGCGCCCGTGTGCGGTGACCATCCATCTGCTCCAAGGCGTTCACATTCAAGCTCGCCAAGTTCGGTACGTTTATCGCGGCAGGCGCTGCGCCGAATCGGTTACCCGATCCTTTTCTCCGCTAGGGCTGGGTTATGGCCCCCCATCGACTTCTTTTCTACCCCGCTACGTCTATTCGCGGCCGGCAATAAAAAACCCCGATACGCTTTAGTCGGGCTTGCGGCTGGCATGCCGTGGAAAGAAGCCGAGAAGGGACGCAGCGCCCAAACCTCTTTCCACATCCAAGCCCGACTAAAAAATACCGGGGTTACCGCTGCGTTTTTCTCTCAATTCAGCATTGCCGTGCTGATTGGAAAACGATAAGAGTTCACCACTCAGCATGCAACGACTATTCACTTAGGAATTCGTAACAAATTCCTCATAAGTTGGACAAGGGGATTGATACCCTCACGCAGGTGCAAATCATTGGCGTCGTCACCCTCCACTGGTGGCATCGCCCAAGGCAAGCCGGTCGCTAGGGCGACACGCGCACCAGTGCCGCTCTTGTCGTTGTCGGCGATCACAAAGCGTTTTCCGCCCATCATGGTTGCGACATGCTGAAGATTGCCCGCGGAGAAGCAGACGACCACGCGAGCGCTCCTGTGAAGCATCCGCAAAGCCTCACGCACGCTTAGACCCGTCGCGAAACCTTCCACAAGCCAATGCTCACGACCAGATCCCATCGCGAATACGGAGCCCCGCGCAGCGCCGCCAGTTAGAAACTTCTTCTCGCCCTGATCGTTGATCCATTGAACGGAGTTCACGCGCTCGTAGTCAGTCACATCTCGCATTGGCACGACCAGGCGCCCGTCTGTATCGATCAGCCCACGCTCCGCACCAAACCCTTTTCTTTCCAGATATGGATGGACGTCGTAACTGCATCGACCGACAATCTCGCGGGCCGAAGCGCGGGCGCGTGCGCGTCGCTCCGTCTCTGCTTTTGCCTCTGCGGCACGATCACGCTTCGGAATAGCAACAGGACGAATATCGCATAGCCTGGGACACCATTTGATCGCCTTTTCATGGACCGCCCAGTTTTGCACCCAGCCGGACTGACCATCGAATCCATAGGCTCCGTTGAGTTTCCTGGGATGGTCTTCGGTGGGAACCCTGTGCGGCTTTCCATCCGCGATGACCTCACGAATAATTAGCCCATGCGCACGAGCAAAATCATCGAACCGCATTCGCCCTCCCGGCCTGATGTGCGCGGCGGATAAGCATCGACTGCACCTTGCCTTTCAGTTCGCGAGTCGGCATCTCAAGGTTGTTCGTCGAGAAATCCTGTTTCGGCCAATGGCCGTAAATGTTCTTGAACTGCGCCAGTGCGAACTTGCGCGCCGCCTCAGGATCTGTCGGCTTACGCTCGATCGCGAGACAACAGAGTTGCCGCCATACCGACGTACGATCGCGCAGATACTCAGGCGTCTTCGACTTGGCAGCATCGACCTCGCCAACCGCTTCCATCACGCCGGCGACGTTCTCCACCATCGATTTGCGTTCACGCTCCTTCCCGCAGCCTGGGCAAGACTTCGCCATCGGCGGCAACACGAATCCGCACGAGCAAACCATCTCCTTCTTTTCCTTCTCGGTCGGCTCCGCACGTGGCTTCGTGTCCAGCGAACCATCGTCCAGCTTGTCGAGGCCTTCAGCAAAGATGCGTGCCGTGTCAGCGCCGAAGCGCATCACGTTGCCGCAGTGATCGAGCCACAAGCCGAACGTCTTCCCCTCCGACGGACGCATGACGCGGCCAATCTGCTGGATATGGCTGGACAGGCTCTTGCGATACGGGCGCGCGCCGATCCCGCAGAGGATGTCGGGCACGTCGAAACCTTTCGTGAATACTTCGCAGCTCACGAGCCCCGTGATGTCGGTATCAGGGCCGCGAAAGTCTTCGATCAGGGCATCGCGCTCTTCATCGCTGCGGCCGTCCTCATAGCTGATCTGCTGGAAGTTGTAGCCCTGTTCATTGAACTGGCGGCAGAGTTCATTGCCGTGCTCGACCGTCGCGCTGAACACGATAGTCTTGACGGGGCCGCCGAAGTGCAAATGGGTCTTGTCGATCCACTCGGACACGATGTCGCCGACGATGTCCATGCCTCGCTTCTCGATTTCCTTGTCGTCCCACTCGCCACGAACGACCTTGACGCCATTCGTATCGATCGCGCGCGCGGCGTAGACCTGCAGCGGCACCAGAAACTGTTCCTCGATCAGCTCGTTCGTCGTGCACACATTCACGAGGTTGGTGTACAGCTCCGTCATGCCCTTGGCGAATGGTGTCGCACTCAAGCCGATCACGCGAACGTCGGTGCGATTCCGGATGAGCTCCGCAATCATCTTCCGCTGTGCATGGCATTCGTCGATGATCATCAGGTCGAGCTCAGGGAAGAACCCGCGCTTCTCGATGGTCTGGGCCGAACATACCTGGATGCGCTCATAACCGCGGCGGCGCCAGTGCTGCGACTGGATTACCCCGTGCGGAATCCCGTATTTGTCGAAGCGGGCGCTCGTCTGGTTCACAAGATTCTTGCGATCGACAATGAACGCGGCACGCTTGAGGTTCTCGTTGACCTGTTTGCACAGGTAGGCTGCGATCTCGGTCTTTCCCGCACCAGCAGGCGCCATCAGCACCTGCGACCGATGGCCAGCAAGCGCGCCGTCGCGCAAACCCTTAATTGAGGCCTTCTGATATTCGCGCAGCTTGATCTCTTCAGCCATGCCCGCGCTCCAAACGACGCTGAAGCTTCTTGATCTCCTTCAGCGCTTCCGCATGCTTGTTCATCCAGTCGTCGCGGATGGATTCGAGTCGACGGCATTCGGCCTCGAGCTTTGCGATCTTTTGATTGGCTTCGAGCAATTTCTGCTCGCCCTCGCCAATCTCGCCAGCGCGATACGCTTCGACCTGCAGTTCAAGGTCGCGCGCCGTATGCGCCAGATCGGCGAGCTGATCGCGCGCGTCGTCGCGCTCGGCGATTGCCGATTCGAGCGCTTCCTGTGCAATTGCTGACGATGGCTTGCGCGCAACCGGGCCAGTGCGATCAATGATCTCTTGCGCTGACTCTTCAATCTGCTTGATGGCTTGCGGCAGGCTGACTTCACCATGCGCGACTTTCTTTGCAAGCTCGGGATTGGCCTTCTGGACCTTGTCGGCCATCTTTTGTGTTCGGAGGCTGGCACCTGATTCGGCAGCGCGCTTTTCCGCAGTATCAAAGTGCAACGTTGCACTTTGATCGGACTTTCGATCGCCTCCTTGCTGCGATGCCTTCGTCCAGTCCTGTCCAGCAGCGACGATTGCTGCCTGCTGGCCCGGCGAGAGATGCCTACGATGCAGGTTCATCGACAGAACAAAGCCAAGCGGACTCACATCATCGAAGTCAGCCTCAACGGTCCACGGCTCTATGCCGAGCTCAAGGCAGGCACGATACCGATTCCCACCGTCGAGAATCTTGCCTTCGTACAAAATGATGCCAGCACACTGGCCATTCACACGAATGTCTTCCTTCAGCTTTTCGAACGCGTCGCCTTCGAGGCGCGGGAACAGGCTGCAAAGGGGGTGAAGCTCAAGCTGCTCGCTCATGCCCGACCTCCGAACTGCGAAACGAACTCGGCGAAACGTTCCTGAAGGACCTCGTCCCTAAGTCGCTCGAGCGAAACAACCGTTTCATAAGGGATTCTGCGACCCTTACGCCCGGTCTTCAGCGCGGACACCACGGACTGCCCGACACCAGATCGACGCTCCACTTCCTTCTGGGTCAGCCCAAGAAGAAAAAGCTCATGAACCAGTAGATTTGCTCTCATGTATGACCTATTATTGCGTTTGCAATTCGAAAACGGCTTTTGCACTACCAGAGAATAGTGCAGTCGCCATACTTTTTCAAGTGCAAAAGCACTGAGGCCACCATGTCAGATCTTTCTTCGCTCGGCGAGCGTCTGCGGGAAGCCCGCACAACTGCCGGTATGTCGCAAACAGAATTGGCGGAACTTTCGGGCGTATCTCAATCGACAATCGCCAACATAGAGTCGGGAAGAAATGAAGGAAGCAAGCACATCGTCAAAATCGCTGAGGTTCTTAATACAAATGTGCAATGGCTAGTTGCCGGAACTCGTCCGCGAATGGCATATGAAACGCCATCCGAACAGGGCGTTCGAGTGAAAGATGCGCCTAGCGCACCCCACCGGGACGTTGATGGTCCTGTTTTGCCGCCAACCAATACAGACACATGGATGGCGCGCTCTGAAGTGCGAGCTGGCGTTGATGAGCCGAATTGGGTGAGGGTTGAGGACAGAGCTCTTTGCGTAAAAACAAAATTACTCGCAGACCTTGGCACTCATCCTTCGCGCTGTCGATTGATAGCTGCGCCGGACGACAGCATGGAGCCGTTTCTATTTCGGAGCGATTTGATATTGGTCGACCTGACGCAGGCTCAGTTGCGGGACGGCCGTATGTATGCGGTCCTGTTCGAAGGCGACTTATCTATTCGCCAAGTCTTCAAGGAAGGCGGTGGAAACCTGGTGCTCCACGCCTACAATCCTCGCTACCCCGATAAGCGTATATCAGCTGACCTGCTCGACGGGCTTCAGGTGCTTGGCGAGTGCATTTATAGGGCCGGTGCAGTCAGGCCATAAAATATCACTTACGCCATAAAAAGACTTGTAGCCGAATATCTCTTTTGCTATAGTTGCTTCAACGTCATTCGTTGAGGCAGACATGAATACCTCCCGCAGTCCCAAAGTCCCGACGCCGTCTCCAGCACCAAGAAAAGCAGCCGCAAGTGCAGCATTGGCCATACTTGAATCGAAGGGCATGAGAATCAGTTCGGAAAGCGGCTCGGAAATCACAATGTCGAGCCGCGAAATTGCCGAGCTGGTCGAGTCGCGCCCTGCGGATGTATGCCGCGCTATCGAGCGCCTAATGCTGCGCGGCGCTATTTCTGGGTATGCGCCGATGGCGTACACCCATCCGCAGAACGGCCAGCAGTACACCGAGTATCGCGTCGGCAAGCGCGACAGCTACGTAATCGTCGCCCAGCTCTCGCCAGAATTCACTGCGCGCCTTGTAGATCGGTGGCAGGAACTTGAGGCGCGTATCACTTCTGCTGCCCTTCCAGATTTCTCCAATCCGGCGCATGCAGCTCGAGCATGGGCGGATCAGTTTGAACGCCGTGCTGCGCTCGAGAGAAAGATTGAAGAAGCCGCTCCGAAGGTAGAAGCGCTTGAGCGAATCTCTAATTCGGAAGGCGAATTCAACGTACGCGAGGCAGCAAAGGATCTCAAGATCCCCGAGCGAAAGTTCATTGACTGGCTGATTCGAAACGGATGGTGCTTCCGTAACGGTCGGCGAAAACGCCTAGTTGGATATTCAGATAAGGAAAAGGCCGGCCTGATTCGTCATCACATGAAGACGATGCAGGACCAAGATGGCGAAGAGTTCACGGCTACGCGGATGTTCTTCACAGCGAAGGGCATCGCTCGAATCGCAACGGAGATCGGGCGCCAAGCATACCCGGATAGTTCACCAGACCTCTTCCAATAGCAGATCTTGTTTCCAGTCGCCCAGAACGGGCTTTGAGAACGACGTGAAAACGTTGGCGCGTTCGCACGTCAGTACTACTAAGGTGATATATGGACAGCGTGGATTATACACACGAAGAAATTCGTGACAAGGCAAAAAATAGCCTTTCGTCCAACGAATTGCTCAAAAAGTTTTCGGACGCTCAGTGCGACGCGTGGGCCGTCTACAACCTGCTGTATGTGCTTTACGAAGCCATGCCTGAAGACGGGTTTAATGCGCTTCCGATCAAGTGTACCGTTTCACACATCATGGATCTGGCGAAGAAAATGCCCGACACCATCGAACTGCTCGAGCGGGAGGCACGCTGCCATGGATGATCTCAAATATCAGAAAGCGATCAATGGTATTGACGAGATGTGCCAGATTCAACTTGGCCAGATAGATGCCATGATCACGACCATGATCCGGGCCATGGAGACGGAGCGATTTTGGAGGCACCCGCTCGTCATCAAGGAATCACTCGGCCTGCTGCAATATCTCGCTGCCGACTTGATGAACTTCGTGAACAATAGCGCGGAGAATGTTGGTTGCAACTTCGTCGACAACGTCAATCGCGCACAAGATAGTCGAGTTCTTTCGGCGTTCCGTGAAGCTTCACGCGCGGAGGTGAATCATGGCTAAGGCAGATTCCCGCTTAGGCAATATCGACCGTCTGGTTCGCGCGCAAAACCTCGCGGCCCAACTCGAGGGGCTACTGTCTGTCACCACGGGCGAAGCCGGTGAAGGCTTTCGTGTTCTTTCTGACCTTCACCAAGGTAATTTCATGTGGGCCTGCTTGGATATGGCGGGAGAGCTTGTGGGCATCCTAAGTGAAATCGAGGTGCACCGTGGCTAAGCGCGAACTTTCTGCTGAATATCGGCGCGGCGTCCAGCACATCATTCAAATGCTTGGCTCGCTGGCTGAGCAAGCGCGCCAGGATGTTTCGGTCATGATGGATTTCCCGGACAAACTGCATGCAGAGCTGAGCAGTGCCGAAGGTGACTTGCGCCGCGGCATGGAAGACTGCCTCGCGTGCCACGTTCGTATGCTCATTGAAGGAAATTCTTCACCGGTCATCGGCCGCTTCGATCCAACCGATGAACTAGAAGACCCAGAAGACTTCTATTGCATTGAGCGAGCGGAGACGCACTGATGAAAACGCATATCAACCCTGAGGCCGCAAACATCGATGTCGGCGAACTCACTGTGCGTTTCGATGACACTTGGGGCTACGTGACCTACTTTGGGACGCGCATGCAGATTGAAGCCGAGGGGATCCGTCCGCCGGGCGACAAGTGGCCTGAGGGCTTCGGTCGCTGTAGTTGGACCAGCGGCGGGAATTACTTCGCCCTTCGGCGTTCGCGCCCGGAAGGTGCCAAGGGTCCGCGCCGTCAGTTTATCGACTGCGACTTTTGGGATCTGCGTATCGAGCCCGAAGGGGACGTCGACTATGCGGACGTCATTATCCGTCGCAAGGAAAAGGAACTTCGTGCAATCAAGATGCACAGGTCCGCCGCAGGTCGCGAAGCATCAAATAAGCGCGCGGTGCAGTTCTTCGCAGCTCGTCGCGATTCGGCATTCCAGCAATTTATGGCATCTATCCCAGCCATCTCCGAAGTCAAGCGCCCACAACGCGGAAGACCGACCAAGAGCAGGAAACCGGAATGCGAACTCTGATCGAACGCGCAGTGATCGCAGCGCACAACCGCGGTCTTCTGTCCGCAAATGCAACGGCGTTTCTTTTCCGAATCTTCAAGCTTAGGAGTGCGTAAGTGAGCAACGAACAAATCGCAGTCATCCAATTTGGCGCGCTCAAAATTGAGCTGCCGCCTGAGGGCGTAACGCTCTGCGTAGTCCAACCTTCTCAAAGAGGGGTGGTGAAACGCCACCCAGCCGCAGACGACGTGGAAAAGCTGCCGCGAATCGGTGCCGAATGGAACGGCGGCATCTACGCCGGCATTGCGCGCGGAGACGACGGACAGCCTGACTATCACCTGATCCTGCTCCCAGGTCAGGCCAGCGACGTGAACTGGAAAGCCGCTCAGGAATGGGCCGCACAACAAGACGGCACATTGCCGACACGTCGCGAGCAATCGCTTCTCTACGCGAATCTGAAGGACCAATTCGCCGCCGCTTGGTATTGGTCCAGCGAACAACACGATGACGACGCCTACGCCTGGTGCCAGCACTTCCGCAACGGCACCCAGAGCAACTCCCCCAAGAGCGCCGCGCTCCGCGCGGTCGCCGTCCGCAGATTCAATTATTCGATCATTTAGTCATTAAAAATTATGAATAAGCGATCGAAGCCGTTCAGGCACAACACTCTGCGAGCCATCCCTTCCACTGGCGAATTGCGCATCGACTGGAGTAAGTACGGCCGCACCGCGCCGCGCAGGATGCCGACCATCCAGATCAACTACCAGGAGCGCGACGGGCAGATATTCTGCGTCGCAGAGTTTCCGATTGAACAGCACGCAAGCGCGGCGCAACAGATCGCGCGGCAGGCAGTTTTCTGGCATGGCGAGGACAACAATGACGCTCAGCACTGAACGAAAAGCGGAACTCTACGATCACATGTTGGCCGTTGCGCAGGCAAACGGATTCGAGAGCATCGGCGATGCAATCTCCAAAGTTAATCGCCTGCGCAACGATCTTTCAGCGTCGAGGCAAGATGCAATGGCTGCGTGGGAGCGCCATGCGATGGCGAATCGAATCTCGACGCAATTGCAGAACGATCTGATGCGCACCGCAGGATTGATTCGTTTTCGGTCCCGCGTGGCAGATCTTATCCATTTGATGATGTTTGCCGAGGTGAGCACGCCCACCGATGGTGATGCTGTTCAGATTGCCGTCGCGCTGAATGATCTGCAAAAGATGCTCGCAGAGTTTAAAGGTAACGTGGATCCCATAAACGGGAACCATGAGGAGTTTGGCGATGGTTGAAACAAACCGCCGTGAGAGGCGCTCGGCCATCGTCGACTATCTCGCGAACATGGATCGACCCATCGCTACTGATGCCATTGCGAAAGCGCTGTCCATCAACCCTGTGCTGGCATGCACCCGAGTTCGCCAGTTGGAATCCAAAGGGCGAATCCGTCGCGTTGGGACGGCAACGAGGATGCGCGATGTCCGCTGGGTGCCAGCCGATCCAACTGTCGGCGCGCGACCGCCCGAGCAGATCAGTTTCCGCGCAGCAGAGAACATCGAGGCCATGCGCACCGCTGCAGCATCTCGCCTTGCGCGCGGCCTGCCTGCCGACTGGACCGAGGAACCTGACGAGGTGACGCCATGAACACTGACCAACTCAGTGTGGTTCTGTTAAACGACACACGTAACACTGTGCCGTCAGAACGCGCGCTGTCGCTCAAGGAAGTCGCGGCGCTGCTCGCCCTCTCCTACTCCACCGTGTATGCGAACCGAGTGCGCCTCGGCTTTTTCAAGGTGGGGGGCGCGTGGCGCGTCTGGCCGGAAAAATTGCGGGAGAGAACCGCAGAGTACAATGAGCGCCGACCGGCGCAGACGGACGAAAGAGGTTCAACATGGGAATCCGAAAGCGCAAAGGCTCCGACGTCTGGTACGTCGACGTCCGCACGCCAGGCGGCGAGCGAATTAGGCACTCTACTGGCACGACGAACAGGAAAGAAGCGCAGGAATATCACGACAAGCTGAAGCACGATCAGTGGCGGGTAGCAAAACTCGGGGAGCGCGCGGCGCGCACGTTTGACGAGGCGGCGCTGCGTTTCCTGCGCGAGAGCGAGGACAAGGCAGACTACGTCCACCGTGAACTGCACATCGCTCATTTCTGTGAGCGGTTTGCCGGACGCAATCTGGACACGCTGACACGCGACGAGATTTTCGACGCACTGCCGCAGGTCAGTCGCAAGTCAAAAAAGGTAACGGCACTCACGAACGGCACGCGGAATCTCTACCTCGGCACCCTGCGCGCGATGCTGAACAAGGCCGCTCACGAATGGGGGTGGATTGCCACCGCGCCGAAGTTGCCGAATCTGGCCGTGGCTAACAAGCGCGTGCGCTGGATCACGCGCGACGAAGCGCGGAAGCTACTGAAAACAATCCGCACTGACTGGATGCGCGATGTCGCAGTATTCGGTTTCGCGACCGGACTGCGGCAGGCGAACATTCTCGGACTGGAGTGGTCACAGGTCGATCTGGTGAAGCGCCGCGCGTGGATTCATCCCGATCAGGCCAAGGCCCGCAAGCCGATCGGCGTGCCGCTGAACACCGAGGCCGTGGAAGTGATTCGGCGCAATCTCGGAAGGCACAGCACGTTCGTCTTTTCCCGCAGGGGCAAGCCGATCGTGAAATGGGATCTGGCGCAGTGGAATCGCGCCGTGGCGGCGGCCGGGATCGACCACTTCCGATTCCACGACGTGCGGCACACTTGGGCAAGTTGGCATGTGCAGGGCGGCACGCCGCTGAATCGCCTGATGGAGCTCGGCGGCTGGTCGAAGTACGAGATGGTGCTGCGGTATGCCCACCTCGCCCCGGACCATCTGGCACATCATGCCGAGGCAGTCACAATCTGGGCACAGTCGCCGCCCGGAGTACCAGAAGGAAACGCGAAAAGCCTTGTGGCATAA